TAACAGACAATGAAGAGTTTCATTTTTTACTTGAAGACAGAGTTCATTTAAATACAAAAGAACGTTCAGAATTAAAAAAACTATTAGACTCAGGTTTAGATAAAAATACTTTAAGATCTATGGCAAGAACAGGAAAATTAAATCAAAGATTTTTTACCCTCCGAAACGATGAAATAGTTTTTAGAGATCCAAATGCCGAGCCATCTTTTGTTAAAACTTATGCAACTAAAAAATCTAGAATGAATGCTGCTTATAGTTTAAGACAGTCTATTTTAGGTAATTCACCTATGGCTTTGACAGATGCGGTTCTAGGCCATGGTATTCATCCTGGAATGGAAAGACCGATTTATACAAAAGAAAGAAGCGTGCTAATTCCACAAGAAGTATTAAATGATGCTGGATATTTAGATAATGATTTAACAAAAGCTATGCATGCATATATGGGTAGCATGGGCAAAAGAATAGGCCTTAAAAAAGCATTCAAAGAATCTTATGGTGTTGATGGATTAAAAGGACTATTAGATAAAGGACTTGAAGAATATAAAGCCAAAGAAGCTGAAATATTAAAAAAGCCATCTGGACAAAAAAGAAATAAACAGTTAAGTAAATTAAAAAAAGATTATAACAATGCTGTCTCTGATATATCTGCAATGTATGATATTTACCATGGAAGATATGACAAACTTGGTAGTTCTACAACCTCACAAGGACTACACATCTTAAGAAATTTAGCCTACTCCACAAAACTCGGAGCTTTGCCGATTGCTCAGTTAACAGATATAACATCTTCTTTATTGCGGACAGGTTTTATACCATGGCTTACAAAGGGTGTAATACCTCATTTAAAGTCATTCAATAAAATGCTAAAAACAAAAGACGCGCAAATTCTTAAAGAATCAGCAGCAAAATCATTGTTGGCACTCAACCATGTTTCGTCAAATCTCCAAAATTCTTGGTTTCATTCGAATTCTATGTCTTATGAATCTAAATTAGGGAAGTTAGTTAAAGCTTCAGAATGGCTTGCTCATAAATCAAGCAACTTTAGTTTTGCTAACGCTATAGAAAATATGAATGAAAGTATAGCTGAAAGAAGTTTTCAATCAGATATTATTAAAGCATGTCATGATTATCTAGCAGGAAAAGCCACAAAGGCACAAAAAATACAGATGGCACGCATTGGGATTCAATTAGAAGAAGATGCGAGACCTCTTGTTGATCAATATAATAAATATGGAGGTACTTCTTCTTTTAACGGTCTAGCTTATGATTCAAATTATCAAAACTGGCTTGATGCAGATTTGCAGCAAAGAATGGTAATGTCAGTTAGAAGAGGAGTGAGTGATGTTGTTGTAAAAAGACAATTGTTCTCTGGTCCATTATTATTGAATAATCCAATCATGGGTACCTTATTTATGTTTAATGGTTGGGCTTTTTCAGCTACAGGTAGATACTTAATACCAACCATGCAAAGTGCTGACTCAAAAGCTTTGTTAGGATTTTTAGCTATGAGTGCAGTATCCGTATGGCAAGAACCTTTAAGAAGAATTATCAACGGGAAAGATGCTTTTACAGATGAAGATGATTTGCAAAAAATAACACTTCAAGGAATCATGCAAAATGGTTTTTTTGGAATATTACCAAGCACAGTTGAAGGATTAAATTTGGCTTTTCACAATGAATTAATTCCAAAGTTACAGGGTGAAAGGTACAAGGACAGAAATTTGCGAATAGGTGGGGCTGGAATAGATTATGTAAATGATGTATTTAATTTATTGGGTATGGCTTATTCAGGAAAAATAAATCAAAATGATGTTAAACGGTCTGCAAGGTTACTTCCATTTATAGGTAACTTTTACATAAGAGGACTAATAAATCAAATGATTGACGGTCTTGAAATACCAGAAACCAGAGCAGAAGCAGAACCTTGGTCATTTAAAGAGGAATAACCATGTCAACTCAAGTTACAATTAATGACGTAATACCAAAAACCCAGATAACCGCTACTGCTGGACAGACGGTATTTACAACTAACTGGACAGCCAACGCAGCGAGTGACGTGGTTGTTTATGCACGAACCTCAGCGCAAACACCTGATGACCTGACGCAGCTTGTAAGCTCTGCAAATTATACTGTGGCTTTTGTTGGAGGCTCTGAAATTGTTGAAGTTACATTTCTGGTTGGTCGAGCATTAAATGATGTAATTACCATTACTAGAGACACACCAGCAGATAGATTAAATCTCTATACTAATACAAACTTTACCCCAAGCATGTTGAATCAGGATGTCGGGATTCTAACTCTGGTTGACCAGCAAGCACAACTTTACAATCAGCAAGTAGCGCCACACTATAACGTGTCTGCAACGCCTAATTTGGGCAGTTCAATGACAGGTCTTGGTGGTGATATATATTTGCCAATTCTAGGTGCTAATGAAGGATGGAAAAAGAATTCTGCAAACACTGAAATTGTGCCAATCACGTTTCCAAGTAGTGGTGGATTAGGCCCAAGTGATGCAACATATATACTACAAACACCATGGATTCCAAGTAGTGAATTGCCAAATCAGCAAGCCTTAAGTCCATTAGCAACTGGATTTATGTCTAGCGTTACTGGTACTGGAGTTGTTAGCACCAGAACTTTACAAGGCACAGCAAACCAGATTAACGTAACGAATGGCACAGGCACAGGTAATCCAGTATTTAGTTTATCAAGTGCATTGCAATTACCAGGAACAATGACGTTTGGGGGTAATGTTGATGCTAATGGATTTAATATTTCCAATATTGGAGTTATAACTGGTGGCACATGGCAAGGAAACACAATAGGTGTAGCGTATGGAGGTACTGGAAATACGACTGTAGGTGCAAATGGCACATTAGCGCAGTCAGATGGTACTAAGTATACATTTACAACAGCTACCTACCCAAGCACTGCAACGGCTACAGGAACCATTCTTAGAGCTGACGGCACAAACTGGGTAGCGACAACTGCGACATATCCTGCCACGACTACGATTAATCAGATTCTTTATAGTTCTGCTAACAATGTGATTGGTGGAATTACTACAGCAAATAGCGCAACACTCGTAACAAGTTCAACAGGTGTCCCGGCTTTTACTGGTAGCATGACAAACGGACAATTGGTTATTGGTTCTACTGGTGCAACTCCAGTTGTTGGAAGCATTACAGGCGCTGGTTCAATCACTGTTACTCCTGGTGCTGGAACAATTCAAATTTCAAGTTCTGCTGGTGGTGTTGTTAATCCTGGCACGGCAAATGAGTTAGCTTATTATGCAACATCAGGCTCAGCAGTTTCTGGTTTGGCTACAGCAAATAATGGCGTGCTTATTACAAGTGCAGGCGGTGTACCAAGTATAAGTTCTACATTGCCAAGTGCAGTACAAGGCAACATAACAAGTGTAGGTACGATTGGCTCAGGAACATGGCAAGGTAACACTGTTGCTGTGGGTTATGGTGGTACAGGAGCGACAAGCATTGGTGGAAATGGCACTTTAGCTCAAAGTAATGGTTCAATTTATACGTTTACTACAGCAACCTATCCAAGCACAACAACAGCTAATCAATTGCTTTATAGCTCTGCGACAAATACAGTTGGAGGACTAGCAAGTGCTAATAGTGCAACTTTGGTAACTAATGCGTCTGGAGTCCCTGCCTGGACAGGCTCTATGACTAATGGCCAAATTTTAATTGGCTCTACAGGTGCAACACCAGTTATTGGGACAATTACCGGAACAAGCGGTATCAGTGTAGCAGTGGGCGCAGGAACTATTACATTAAGCGGAACTGGTTCTGGTATTGGCTGGAATGAAATCACAGGCGCAAGTCAAACAATGGCTCCAGACCAAGGCTATGTAACAAACAATGCCGGATTAGTTACGCTAACCCTCCCGGCTGTAGCAGCTTTTGGAACGGTAATTAATATTGTTGGTAAAGGTGCTGGTGGCTGGAGAATAGCACAGGGCGCAGGTCAACAAATACAGGTCGGGTCAACTGCATCAACTGTAGGTGCTGGTGGATATGTTGAATCTACAAATCGGTACGATAGTATAGAATTACTATGTACAACGGCTAACACTACTTGGACATGCCTAGGTGGGCCTCAGGGCGCAATCACTGTAGCATAAGGAATCAATATGGCAACTAATAATGCAGTAAATACAAGTCTAGCGAGCCAAACTGGCACAGGGAAGTTTGTTGGTGATACCGCTCCGACTATGACTAACGTAACAATTAATGATATTAACATTAACACGGACACAATTAGCACTATTACAACTAACGGCAATTTATACCTGGAGCCAAATGGCACAGGTCATGTTGATGTTGGAGACCCAGGTCTTGAAGTAGGAAATATTTTAATTGATGGCGTGGCATTTAATTCCCGATTCCGTGTCAATGATATTGGCAATACTGCTCCTGCGATGGTCACAATTCACAAACATTCAACCACACAAGAACCATTACAAATCGCAGCTAGAAGTAATTCTAATACTACAGCTCATGCAACAGTAACGGCAAACATGCCTCTTTACAGCATGTATGCTACGGGTTGGTTAAATTCTTACTACGGTGTTTTTGGTCAAATGCGTTTTAGTGCAGACAGCACTGGTACTTTGGCTGATGGCTCTGCGCCAGGAAAACTAGAATTGATGGTTACACCTGATGGCGCGTTGATTCCTGTCACAGCTTTAAGCATTAGTAATGCCGGTGTCACAACACTTGCAAATGCATTGCCTGTTGGTTCGGGAGGTTCAGGTAGAACTACAGCCACAGCTTATGCAGTAATTTGTGGTGGAACGACATCAACTAGCGCACAACAATCAGTGGCCAGTGTTGGAACCGCAGGGCAAGTTTTAACTAGTAACGGAGCTGGCGCATTACCTAGTTTCCAAAATGCTGCTGCTGGTGGTGCTGATGCAGCTTTCTCTTTCCTTTTAATGGGTGGTTAAAATGGCAACAACTTACAAAATATTAGGGCAGTCTAAACCAAGTGCTGCAACTTTAACGGCAGCTTATACAGTGCCAGCTTTAACTACTGCAACAGTTTCAACAATTACAGTAGCTAATCAAAGTGCTACTGCGACAAGTTTTAGAATCAGTGTTGCGGTTTCTGGAGCTGCTGATACTGCATCACAGTATTTGTACTATGATATTGCAATACCTGGTAACAACACGTTTGCAACCACAATCGGGATTACCCTTGGAGCCGGTGATGTTGTTAGAGTATACAATACGCTTGCGACATTAAGTTTTAATATTTTTGGCGTGGAAAATTCGTAAGGAGCTAATATGTCACAAGGTTTTGTAAATCCACAAACAATTACGCTGCCTTTACCTGTTAGTGATGGCGGTACAGGAGCAACTTCTGCTACCGCTTATGCTGTACAGTGTGGTGGCACTACTTCTACAGGTGCGCATCAATCGATTGCAAGCGTTGGCACAAGTGGGCAGGTCTTAACATCGAATGGTGCAGGGGCTTTACCAACTTTTCAGGCTGCTTCTGTTAGTCCTGTAACAGTAAGTGCAACAGGTAGTGGGGGCAGCTCTATTCAATTTGGCTCAATACCATCAACCTCTAAAATAATTTATATTAATTTTATGGGGTTAGCGACCTCTATAGCTGGAGACCTTTGGGTAAGATTGGGCACAAGCGGAGGCCAAATCACATCTAGTTATGTTTCGGCCTGTTGGTCTGGAATCACAGGAAATACTGTTAACGGTTCTACAAATACAGGGTATTTTGTAATTCAACAATCAAATACTTATACGGCTTCAACACCAGCTACTGGCACAGTTATTTTAACATTAAGTAACAACACTAATAATACCTGGACAATTAGTGGTGGTGTAACTGGCGGAACAAGTGCTAAAGGCTCATCCACGGGTGGTTATTTAACATGTACTAATGCATTAACTGATGTTTACATTGGTCAATCTGGCGGTGGAACCTTCAATGCTGGAAGTGCAAATATAACTTATTTTGGTTAAGGATAAATTATGTCACAAGGATTTACATCACAACTACCAGTTCCGTTGCCAGTTGCGCAAGGTGGTACAGGCGTAACAACAAGTACAGGCACAGGCAGCGTAGTTTTAAATACTGCACCCACACTTTCACAAATAACCTTCAGCACTACGTCAGGTATAGTTGGTACCACAACAAATAATGATGCTGCTGCTGGTAGTGTAGGAGAAACCATAACCTCAGCGGTTACAACCTACACAGGCGGTATTACTAATGGCGTTAATTTCAATGCTACAAGTATAACAATTACGGCTGGAGATTGGGATGTTAGTGGCTCCTCCGCTGTTGGTGGTTCAGGTGCATCTTATACGTGCTTAACGGCAGTAAATACCACCTCTGCAACTTTACCAGCAGAAGCTTATTGCTCTGGTATTTATTCGGTGGGAGCTCAATATGTTGCTTTTGGTGTAGCACCAACAAGAAGATTTTCTGTAAACACAAATACAACAATATATTTAGTTGTTAGTCCTGCCTTTACAGGGACTGGGTCTTATCAAGGTCAAATTATTGCAAGGAGAGTGAGATAATGAATATTGTTGATGTTTGTAAAATAAAATACCCTGGCATGGTTGAATTAATGCATATCATGTTTGGTCAAGATACGATTCCTGGTCCAATATTAATAAAATACTGGGATGTGCCAAATGTACCTGAGCCAACTACTGAAGAACTTGAAGCTGAGATTCCTCAATATCAACGACAGTTTGATGTAGAAACATTTAAAAAAGATATTGATTTTAAAGTTGCAGCATTACTCGATAGTACTGCACAAAGTCGTGGCTATAGTGATTCACAAAGTATTGCTAGTTATGTTAGTAGCTCTAACGTGCAATGGCATTCTGAAGCTGAAGCATTTATTGCATGGCGTGACCAGGTTTGGGAGCATGTTTATATTGAGTATATGGCTATTGATTCGGGCGGAAGTATTCCGAGTGAAGATGAGTTTATGACATCTTTACCACAGATAGTGTGGCCATCATGAAAAAGAAACCGTCCGTTGTAATGACTAAAAAAGACAAGAATCCTAGTGGAGGACTTTCTAGTGCTGGGAGAGCGAAATACAACAGAGCTACGGGCGGAAACCTTCAAGCCCCAGTTAGTGCTGAACAAGCCAAGAAGTCACCTAAGGCAGCAGCTAGACGAAAGAGTTTTTGTAGTAGGATGGAAGGCATGAAGAAGAAACTTACCTCTGCTAAAACTGCTAAAGACCCTAACAGTAGAATTAACAAAGCATTAAGAAAATGGGATTGCTAATATGAAAAAAGAAATATGGGATAAACCAAGACCCAAAAGCCTAGGCAAACCAAAGAAGCTAACTCCTAAACAAAAATCTAGTGCTAAGGCTATGGCAAAGAAAGCAGGAAGAAAGTGGCCAAATTTAATTGATAATATGATGGCGGCAAAAAAGAAATGATTAAGTGCTGTTCTAAATGCAAAAAAGAATTATTCATTACAGAATTTCACAAGCATCATAAAAAAAAGGATGGACATGATTCGCAATGTAAAACATGTAAAAATGAACATCATAGGCTGGCTAACAAAAAAAAATTAGAAATATATGATGCAATAGATGATTTATATATCAAATGCAGTAATTGCAATTTAGAAAAGCATAAATCAAATTTTTGGCGTGGCCAATCGAATTGCATAGAATGCTCTAAACACAAACAAAAAAATTCTTGGCAAAGCAGAACTCCTAAAAAAAGATTAGAGCAGCATTTAAAATATAAGTACAAAATAAGTTATCAAGAATTTGAAAGCGCTTGGAATAATCAAAATGGATGCTGTGCAATTTGTCTTGATGAATTACCTGACTTAATGGTTTATGAAAATAGACGCAGAGGATATTCTATTGACCATAATCATGAAACTGGTGAATTCAGGGGTATACTTTGCTTGATGTGTAATACTATGATAGGTATGTCGAAAGATTCTGTATTTGTACTGGAAAGAGCTATAAAATATCTTTATGAAAAAGGTACTTATAGTAAAAAATAATATCCGTGCAGCTAGAAAAAAGGGGAAATGAAATGCCATTGAAAAAAGGTAAAAGTAAAAAAACCATCAGTAGTAATATCTCTAAAATGATGAAAGAAGGTTACCCACAGAAACAAGCGGTAGCAGCCAGTCTTGCCTCAGCAGGCAAATCAAAAAAGAAAAAGAAAAAATAATATCCCCTTGATTGGGGATTTTTTTTAACTATGAAATTATTGGGAGATATATTTCATGATTTGTTACGATTATAATTCTATTATAACAAAAAAAGAAGCATACTGGTTTATATTCATTCTTGTTAGCCATGCAATATGGGTTACAATTAATACTGATATTAAAATTATTGGTAAAGGTTATAGACGTAATATATTTTCTATGCGAAATTGAAATGGTAGATATTTTACAGGTTACTACAAATGAAAATGAAAATGAAAATGAAAAAGAAAGGTAAAGGACGCAGTGGCAAGGGCTGCAAGTAGTATCACTTTAGATAGTACTGTATGTAAGTGTAATGCTTATGTATTACTTGTGACGGCCTCGAGTTCTCCTTATCCTTGGGGCCTATTATGAATATCAAAGCTTATACAACACTCGCTTTACTTGCACTTCTATTTACTTTTATAATGTCATGTTCTCCAGAAAGTAACGTTGATTTTCCTAGAAAACCTTGTTTAGAGCCAACAACTAACAATTCCTTTAAGCTTTGTAATCCCTTAGTTGCAATGGTTAATGATGATGTTGTTGTTGTGCCAGCAGGGTTTGAAACAGATTTGGCCTCCATACCTCGTGTGATATGGTTTATTCACTCGCCTACAGACAGTGAAACAATCTCTCCGGCCATATTGCACGATTTTATGTACTCATGCCCGGGCAAGTATTCCAGACGTACAATTGATAGCATTTTCTATAGCAGTTTGATTGACAACCTAGTTAACCCAATAGTAGCCTACGAGTATTGGCTGGCAGTTAGACTTGCTGGTAGCTCTCATTTCAATACAGGGACTCATTGTGCGACTACGGACATCTCAGCAGAAAAAATTTAAGATTAAACCCGAAGACAGAACAACCATAAACATATTAGAATACTGCAAACTTGCGCATCCAAGGTTATACAGCAGTGTTATCAAAATACATAATGAGGGCAACAGGTCACGTTCAACAAACATTCTTTTGCCTCGCCTTGGCTTTCGTGTTGGGGCAAGCGATCTATTTTTTGCTCTTCCTACGGCCACTTATCCAGGTCTATTTATGGAAATTAAAAAAGATGGCTGGAAGTTTACTAAAGCACAAGAAGAGCATATCAAAAGACAACAAGCTTTTATTGACCAAATGAATGCTAATGGTTATCTTGCAGATTGGGCTATAGGCACCGATGCAGGTATTGCTTTAATTGAAAAATATATGAAATCATAATGTATATAAAAGTTCCCTACATATTAGAACCACGTCATTACCAGATGGATTTCTTAAAAGCTATAAAGGAAGATAGGAACGTTTGTAGCGTTATTCATAGAAGGGCTGGCAAAGATACCATTTCAATACAAGCGTTGCTCTTGCGAAGCCTTATGAGGGTTGGCACGCATATATATCTATTGCCCCTACAAAAACAAGCAAGGGAAGTCGTATGGTCAGGCCTGGACCACACCGGAAAACCATTTATTTCTTATATACCTGAATGCTTAATCGAGTATAAGAATGACGCACGTATGGAGATGCGCCTTATAAATGGAAGCCGACTTATTTTTGGGGGCAGTAACAATTTTAACGGAATGATGGGAACAAATCCAGTTAGCATTATCTATTCTGAGTTTAGTTTACACAACCCATTAGCTAGACAATACCTTAATCCTATTTTGATTGAGAATGGTGGCCTTGAAGTATTACAGTTTACACCTAGGGGCAAGAATCATGGATGGGATGTATTCGATACGGTTAGGGAAAACCCTAGGTATTTAGTTCAACATTTATCCGTTAAGGAAACTAAGAAGACAGATGGCACGCCTGTAATTACCCCCGAACAAATCGAAGAAGCCAAAAAGATGGGTATGTCTAAAGAAATGGTTGAACAAGAATTCATGGTGTCATTCGAGATTGGAAACTTAGGTGCATACTTCACACGTGAGATGTCGGAGATGGAAAGAGAAGGAAGACTTACCACGCTCAAAGCAAATCCAAGTTTACCATTGCATAGCGCATGGGATTTAGGAGGCACAGACGCAACAGCAGGGTGGTTGTTTCAGATTGAAGGCAACCGTGTTAAGTTGCTTCACCTGCTTCACGACTCAGGACAGCCACTTAAGTACTATCTTGATGCAGCAGAACGAATCAGACAAAGTATAGGTTGCAAGTGGGGAAACCATTTTATGCCTCATGATGTAAAACAAGAACATCAAGGATGGGAACATACTGAGTCACGCTTAATGCAAGCCAGAAAAGCAGGATGGAACTTTCAGGTGACACACAAAGTAAACTTTGAAGATGGTATTGAAGCCATACGCTATGTTTTTCCAAACATCATGGTTGATAAAGTAAACTGCCAGATGGGTGTTAGAGCAATTCGGGAGTACCAGAGAGAATATGACGATGCTAGAGCATGCTACAAGTCAAAGCCTTTAGATAATTGGGCTACGCACATCGTAGACGCTTTAAGATATCTCTCCATAAATTACCGTCGCCTATATGATATCCCACAAGGGATGATACAGTATAGAGTAGAGGGGATGGGATGAGGACTTTCCTGATTAACCGCCCCTTGAACTGTAAATTATTTTGACAGGTAAAAAGGGAACTGGCCGTCCACCACCAACAATTCTGGGGCACCGGACTCCACTCCCCCAGCAAAAACCCGAAACCCTCCCCCCGACCGTAGTCTCCGATTGATTTTTTGGTTTTCGCATATAATGAGCGCGTGCCTGCGTACGTGTGCATGATGCGTGTGTGCGTGCTCTATACCGAATAACTGTTACATTTAATATTATTTTTAAATAAACACTTGACAATGATATTTTGTTGTGTATAATGCGAATCATACAAACAACGTTAACAGGAGAAGAGAAATGAATCAAGTATATGTAGAGATAAGCGAACAAGTGTGGCCAGCTTTTTATAGCGACAATCAACAGCAAGCTTTATTAAATGTTCTTAGCAAAATCCAAAATCAACCATTTTATCGCAATCAAGATATCATGACGTTTGCAGGTTTTTGTAATGACGGCAAAGAATTATTATTTTATGTTCAAAGCAAATTAAAAGGTCTGAAATAGAGGCGAAAGCCTCTTTAACGGGAGAAGAGAATGAAATATGTAATAACTTATTTTTTACAAGACATGACTATAGCAATGTTTCCTACCTATTTTTATTCGAAAGAAGAAGCTCAGACTTATATCGATACTTGTTATAAGTTCGGGCAGCATCTTGACAAAGAATTACGTGTAATTGAATACGTAGATTAACGGGAGAAGAGAGATGTTAGATAATGCAACTCTTTCCATTTTGGAAACACATCATCGACATATACTCAAATCGTGTCGATAAATTAAAGTATTTTCGACAATTAACAAAAACATGTATGCCCAACTAACAAAAATCAATGGATTCCAGTAGAATTTAAAAATGGAAAGCATAAATATAAGTAAAAACAGGAATAATATGGTTATTAGTATGTTTGATGTGAAAAAAGAGTCTGGCACTAAAGATAGTTCGAGTACTGCACAAACTGGATGGCCTAATAATTGTGACTACCCTACGTGGTGGGGATATTTACCGTATCGTGATGACACAGTTGAAAAGTTAGATAGAGAATATTTTGCAGCTAAACCAAAATAGATTCAGCCACATTATATCCCCTTAAAAAAATCAGCCCGACACACTGAAACATAGCTTTCTTCACGGCCTATTTGAACTTGAGCACCCTCATTTATACGCTTGCCATCAGCGTCAATCCTAATGTTCATGGTTGCTTTTTTGCTACAAGAACAAATAGTTTTAATTTCGTTAATCTCATCTGCTAAGGACAAAAGATATTTGGAACCTTCAAAAGGTTCGCCCATAAAGTCAGTGCGCAACCCATAACACAACACTGGAATATCAAATGTATCAACGACACCAGCCAAGAAAATGACTTGTTTTTTGCTAAGAAATTGCGATTCATCAACAAAAACGCATGACACGCCATCAAATAGACCAGCGTCCAAAACATCCCCATCAAATACGATTGCATCTCTTGTTAACCCTATTCTTGATTCTACTTTTGTTCTTCCGACAACAGCAGGAATAAGAGTAAGTACTTTCATCCCACGCTCTTCATAATTATGAGCCGATTGCATAAGACTTGTTGATTTCCCTGCGTTCATCGCTGCGTAATAGTAAAACAATTTAGCCATTAGTGTACCTCTGGGGTGTTTTCATAGTCTTGGTATAGCTTTGTGTACTCATTTTGCATGCGCTTAATAAAATGATTAAAGTTATCAGTGATAATATCCTCTGGGCTTGCGTTAAACAGTACATAAAAAAAGAGGATGCTACAAACATCCTCAACTAAACAAAACCCTTTGTAGCCCACGTCTTCATCATTTATCAAGCCTTCTTCTTCTAGATAGTTGTGTATTAAATCAAGCGCATTATCTACAATTTGATAGATGATTTCAGCGTGTGCAACATTATCATATTCAAAGTTTAGTTTTTTCAATATTAGTCCCCAACAATTTTTCCAAGTCTTCCTTGGCCTGTTCGTTACTTGCCTTTTCAGGCTTCTTGAATGCATCGAAAAAGTCTTCACGCTTGCTCATGCCATCTTTAATTGATTTAAATATGCCACGTAACGTAACGATTTCTTGTGGAACTGTAGCATCAAGATTATGCCCGAGTCTAGCTTCAAGATGTTCTACCTTGACACCGATTTCATCAAACGCAACAACTAAACGTTTAATTTGCTCAGACATTGGGATCTCACTAGTCTCAAGAGTCTTTCTGCATTGCGCAACTGCTGCCTCAATGACATCACCAGGAATGATTGCGAGAATACAAGCTCTCAAGCGTCTTGCGCCCTGGTTAGCAACCAGCTCGTAGATGTCCCTTGAGTCTGTAAGCTTTTGCTTTCCCTTCTTTGTGTCACGTGTGTGGGGCACATGGAAAACCTTAGTCACTCTAGTGTTAGTCTGCAAGTCAATTGCGTAAGCCTCAGCAATACTAACACCATTCGCCTGACTAACTTCACGTACGCCACAATCCAAGTTACCCCATGACTGCGCCATACTCTCTGCTAGTCGAATACTTGCACCCTCAACTAATTGGCCACCACGGGGGTAAGCATACATCGCTTGTTCTGCAAGATACGGACGTTTGCATGACTCTAAAATCTGCATATAAGCTTCATGCTGGTTTCGTGGAAACTTTTTAGCTATGACGTATTGTGCTTGTACTTCTGCGACCGCTCTTGCTTCACCTGTTGCCTGCAACGGGTTTTCAGTCGTTTGTTTAGTTCCAGCAAATCCGAGTTGGAACTCGCCATTTGTGTACTCTGGACTGTATGTTTTAATTTCGTTCATTTTCTACCTCGACTTCATCTGTAAGAATTCCTTTCGTATCGATAGCGCATTGCACAAATCCAGCAGTAAACGCCATTTTGAGAAATTGTAAAAATTCAGGACGATTAATTTCTTTAATATTGTTTTCCTTTATCATTTCTTTAATTGATGCGTGTAAATCATAAAAACTTTGTAAATGTCCTGTAAGTTCATAGACACTGCGGGAGAGTTTTTCTATATCATTTTTAATTTCGTTCATAATCTCTCATCCTCATATCAAAGTCGTTTAACATGGATTGCATTTCTTCGATTTGGTCACGAATAAATATAATCGCATCCTCTGATATATATTTTGTTTGTTTGTGTTCAATTGCCATCATCGTCATCAAGCCTTGCATATAAGTTAAATCACGCTTGAATTGTTCAACAGTATTAACAAAAAGCTGTCTTTGCGACTCGATTAATTTACTTTGTCTATCTATGATATTCATTGGTTTAAGTCCCATTCCGCCCACGCCGGTGGTGTTAAAGTTTTCACTTTCGACTTTAAAAAACTGTCGTCCTCGAATTCATGTTTAAGTTTTTGTGATAAGCTTGCAAAAAGTCTTAAACCATAATCTATTGCTTGTTCATCAAGCGCATAAAGCACGACTTCATGACTTGTTTTATCGCAACAAATGAACACAAACTTTTCAAATTCTTGGCCTGCTTTTTCTAATGCAATCTTTGCCATCGCTGCCTGTAAGAAATAGCCATAGTCTACACAAGATTTTTGAAAAGCTTTGTATGTCACGTCTTTACATGTCTTCACGTCTGCAACAATACCCCCTTTGATAATGTCTGGACGTGATTTAAATATAAAACCAGTGTCTGAGTCATTCCAGAATATCGATTTCTCACACTCTGCGTCTTCAAGAATTGAGCGCGCTATCTTGTCGCTTATAATCGCTTTTGCCATGTCTGCCGATTTAGCATAAATATTTGCATCAACTGCGGTTATGTTTTGCTCTGTTGTATAACTGTTAAACTTTTCAAACTCTTCTTTGCCCTTATTGCTACGTTTATTGAATTTAGGCGCTGGGATGTATTCACCCATTTTGTGGGGTTCTAGCAAAATTGTATGCACTAATTGACCAAGCATAAAATCATCTGATTGCTTAAACTCACGATTCTTTAAAACATACTCATTATAAAACCTTACTGGTGAGTCTCTATAAGTGATTAAAGCACTTTTAGAGTAGCCATCACTTGAGTGATACTCTTCATTACTAATATCCAATAATACATTTG